GCACCAAGTTCCTCAAGCATTGCTTTTGCAACTGTGGTTTTACCTACTCCAGGCCCACCAGATAAAAGAAGGTTTGGAATATGTCCTTCATCTACAAAGGTCTGGAAAGTTGTTTTCAAATCATCAGTAAGAATACACTCACTGATTTTGGATGGACGATATTTCTCCACCCAAAGCATCACATCATTCATAATATATCTCCTTGTCAAAAATGTTTCACATATAAGTCATTAAGTAGTTTAATGACTAGTTTATGCTACATTATGCTGCATCAAGAGCAATGAAGTATTCAATCGACTTATTCACATTAGTAAAATGCGAGATGCCTTTTTGAGATACTTCTACCTTGTAGTCGCCTGACAGGAGTTTTAGGTTTTCAACTTTAAAGAAGTATGTGAAATCAGTTGGTGAGTTTTCGCCGACTGTGATACTGAAGTCATTGGATGTATCGTTCTTTCTGTCAGTAACAGTCAAGTCGATAGTACCACCAGCAGTTCCTTTAAGAACCACATCTGGAACACCAAGAACAGCAGATGCTTTTAGGATTTGATTGAAAGTGTCTTGTGTAAAGGTAAACTCTACATCAACACTCGGCATAGTGATTTCTGTTTTAGGTGCAGTCACGATAGATGGGTCACTGAACATATAAGTCAGTTTACTACCACCACCCTCTTCATTAAGTTTTACACTCTTCTCATCAAATGTGAGAGTTGGGTCTTTGAATAGAGACATTGCAGACAAGAACTCGTTCAAGTCATAGATGGCAAATTCATTGTTGAAAGTATCTGGAACAGTTGCCTTTGCAACGATGTTTTTCATCGCTGACATTGTTCCAATCACAGTTCCATTCTTTACCAGAAGATTCTGGTTAATGGTAGAAAAGTTCTTTAGAACTTCTCTGGTATCATTACTAAGTTTCATATCAATTATTCTCCGTTGTATCGTGATTATGAAGTGCCATTATACCATAATGGATCACCTTTAGCAAGTCATTTCTGTTCTTGCCGTCTTTCTTTCCGTATCGTTGTGAATATTTTAAAATGTTACCGATACAGAAACCTTCACCATGTCCACTGTCCATGATAAATTCTGTTGCTTGAAATTTGTTGTGGGAATAGTGTGCCGAGTATGTTTTGTCAATATACTCTTGCAACTCTTTGAGGATTCTATCCTCTGAATATTTGTAGTCAATCTTTTTCACAATTTACATCCTATAGTAATGATGGGGGGATAACCCCCCATCCAAAGTAGAGACTTAGTTAGAGTAACGAGACTCGTATGAGTAATCACCCTCAAACGCCTTTAGTCCAGCAGCGATAATCGCCTTTGATGGTTCACCTAGACGATAAGCAGTAGTTCCATCTACAGTATTAGTGTAAATGCAATTACCCTCATTTCTAAGTGTATCAATCATTGCTCTTGGGGAAGTCAAATCAAATTTTGTTCTTAGAGTTTTCCAAGTAATATTTTTACCACTTGAAAGAAGTTTCAGAACTTTTGCTTTTTTAGTTTGTGCTTTTCTAGCCATTTTATCTCCATTATTTAAAGTATCACATTATGTGATATTGCATATCATATCATAAAGAGGGGAAGATGTCAATACATTTTTCCCCTCTTACATTTATTGTTTTACTTGATTTTAATCAGACGAGGTTTCTTCTCTTCTGGGATAATTCTCTCAAGTTCAACATTTAACAACCCATTCTCATAGGTCGCACCCTTAACTACCACATCGTCAGCAATAGTGAAAGAACGTGTAAATGCACGATTTGAAATACCTTTATGCAGATAAGTCGTATCGTCTACCAGTTCTCCATCTTTCTCCTTTGTTTTCACAACAAGAGTGTTTTCTTTTGTTTCGATTTCAATATCATCTTTACTGAAACCAGCAACTGCAATCTGAATTGCATAATGCTCGTCATCAACTTTAACGATATTGTATGGGGGGTAGTTTGTTGTTGTAACAAGACTATCATCAAGTAGTCTGTCAAACATTCTATCGAATCCGATAGAGTAGGTTTTAACCCTGTCGAAAGGGTCTGTAAGAGCTGTATTTACCATTTTGTTTCTCCTTTTTAAGCAAGTTACAGTGTGATACCCATTAGGCGTATCACGTTTATTTATAAAGTGGTAGTTTTTTGGGCGGAAACTACCAAAACCGTATTTTGTGACACAGAGTAAGCATATATTTTGTGTCAACAGGGCGTCTTACGAACTGCACCCTTATTATATATAACGCAAAAGGGGATAAATGTCAACCCCTTTTGCAACTTTTTTTATGCAGCCTCGGCGTATTCAAGTGCCTTATCAAGTGCATTCAACTTCACCTTACGGTTACGTCCATACCATGCAGACTGCAAGCGAGAGTCGTTCTCACGACCTTGCAAGTGGTCAGTCATGTGTGTGACTGAGTTAAATGCAGTCCACCATGAACCTTGAGCAAAGTTAGCGCCAGGTTGTGTATCCAAGTTTTCGTAGGCAATCTTTGCGTTACGAGAGGTGAAAGGAATAACATTGTCAACCTTTTCTTTCGCAGGCGCACCGAATACCTCATTGAAGTATTGGATTACGTTATCGGCAGTATATCGTTTTCCACCAAGGAATTCTGCCATTGATTTGTATTGTTCCATCTTCTCACGAGCAATACCCATCTGTTCTTTCACCATGTCTGGGTCGAATGCCTTACGGTGATTTACAGTAACCATCTTGTCAGATTCTTTTGACAAAGAAAGTGTGAGAGTGTTGTTACATACGACACGAATTGGTGTCATACGAATGTTGATAGATTTACCAAACTGGTGAGGGTTAGTAAACAGAAAGTAGTTATCTGTTTGATCACCATTGAACAACTCAAAAGACTCTTTGGTTTTTGCAAGAGCCCAAACCATCTGTCCATTTTTCAATGAACCAGCGGTGTGCATCTCCATGTCACCAGCAACAACATAGTCGTTGAAGAACTCAAATGCCTCTGAGTTTTGCACTGGATTCCAACCAGTTCCAACAACGTCTAAAACACTGTTGTCTGATGTGCGAACCAACGCCTCTTTGTTAGGAACGATAACACCTTGTGGTGTTACAAGTTTCTCTTTAGTGACTTTCCAATCAAGTCCAGCAGTTACCATAAACTGGTCTGGGGTCAAGTCAGCAGGGACTTTAGTTCCAAGTCCATGCCAAGGAAGTTCACCAACATAGGCCATCTGGGCCTGTCCATTTACGATTTCAAGTTCGTGTGCCATAATATAATTCTCCGTTTTTTTCAGTTTGTATATACATAATACCTTGTTTTGAGAACAATGTCAAGATGTTTTTGAAACAATTTCAAAATTTTTATCATCTTTTATGTGAACCCAACGTCCGTCAAATCCACCTTTATCTGTTCTGTTCTCAGAACGTAACATGAGAGCGGGTTGTCCTTGGAATACAGAAACCGCACGAATCATCCAGTTTTCACCATGCTGATTAATGCGATTCTTACCATGTCGAGTCTTACCCTTCAAGGTTATCCAATCACCGGCCTGCATTGAAAAGTTCCTTTGCAGACAAGAAAGAACCATCTTCCATAATAAATTTGATATCTGGTAATGAACCAAAACCAAGGATGCGTTCTTTAACCTTCACACCATTGATTTCTGTTGCAGACCACATATCTTCCATATGTTTCTTGAATTTTGGATCAATCATCTCAACTTCCTTGTCTCAACTTACATATACATTATATGTTATGAGAACAGGTTTGTCAAGCGGTTTTTACTAATTTTTTGAGTTTTTTTGCTGCTTTTTTCTGTGCCAT